TGGGTAGTATTATAATGGACAACCACACTAAGTATAAAAAAAGAACATCTTCTACAGTACCTTTTGGATATAAGTTATCAGAAGATCAGAAGGTATATGAACCTGTAGAGAAGGAACTTGAACTGTTAGATAAAGCCTTTAACTATGTACGAACTGTTGGTCCTGCCAAAGCTGCAAGATGGTTATCAACAGCTGCAGGTAGAAGAATATCTAATCCCGGTTTGACAAAACGTATGAATAAAGGATTGTACCTATAGAAACAGAAAAGAAAAAACGAGGTAGACCTCCTAAACAAGAAGGACAGCCAAAAGGTTCCTATAGTTGGTCATCTCGTATGAGAGCCAAGCTTGCTACTCAAAAAAAGCTTTCTGCCAAACGGAAAAATGCTGAAAAGCTGACCAAACGAGCAAAACAAGCTAGAGCAGCAGCTAAACAGGCTCAGGAGGCATCTAAGAAGGTAGATGATGCACTCAAAGGCAGGGGAGAATCTGTAGTAACAACAGACGATCTAAAGCATGTTCCAAAAGCATTAAGAGATCATCTAAAGGATCACGATGTTGTATTCAGACCTAATGAAGGGCCTCAGACTACCTTTTTAGAGTCTCCGGAACGTGATATCCTATATGGAGGAGCTGCTGGAGGTGGTAAATCATATGCACTGTTAGCAGATGTACTTCGAGATGCATCAAATCCTAACCATCGAGGATTATTACTAAGAAGAACACTGGCAGAATTAACAGAGTTAATAGATAAAAGTAGACAATTATATACAAGAGCTTTCCCCGGTGCTGTGTTTAAACAGGCTAAATCTACATGGGAGTTTCCTACAGGTGCTAAAGTATGGTTTTCCTACGTTGATGATGATCGAGACGTAACAAGATATCAAGGACAAGCTTTTAATTGGATAGGAATAGATGAAATAACACAATATCCTACACCGTATGTGTGGAATTACTTACGATCCAGATTAAGAACTACAGATCCTAATTTAAAAATGTACATGCGTTGTACAGCAAACCCCGGTGGTGTTGGGGGTTGGTGGGTTAAGAAGATGTATTTAGATCATGCACCACCTGATGAACCTTTTTGGGCTAGAGATTTTGACAATGGAGAAATTCTTAGGTATCCAAGAGGACACCACAAAGGAGATGAACCTTTATTTTTAAGGAAGTTTGTACCTGCTAGATTAACAGATAATCCTTATTTATTTGAAGATGGTCAATACGAAGCAATGTTGATGTCTTTACCTGAAGTAGAAAGAAAACGATTACTTGATGGAGATTGGGATGTAGCCGAAGGTGCAGCCTTTACAGAATTTAGTAAAAGTATGCATGTTGTAGAACCTTTTGAGGTACCAGATGGTTGGGCTAGAGTAAGATCAGGAGATTATGGATATGCTTCTCCCTCTTGTATACTTTGGGGTGCAATAGATTGGGATAACAATATTTGGATATATAGAGAGTTATATGTTAAAGGATTTACAGGAGAACGACTAGGAGATACTATCATGGAGATAGAAAGAGAAGATCCTGTAATACAACATGCAGCTTTAGACTCTTCTTGTTGGAATAAGACAGGTTTGGGTCCTAGTATAGCAGAAACGATGATAAGACGAGGAGTAAGGTGGATACCAGCAGACAGAAATCGAATGGCAGGAAAGATAGAAGTACATCGAAGGTTAGCTTGTGATGATTATGGAAATCCTCGTGTTCGTATTTTTTCCACTTGCAATAATCTTATCAGAACTATGCCCACGTTGCCTCTATCTAAAACTAATCCTGAAGACGTGGACACAAAAGCTGATGACCATGCGTATGATGCGTTGAGGTATATGATGATGAGTAGAACTTTAGTAAATGTACACAGTCCTTATAGAATGACTAGGCACACACAAAAATATGAACCACAAGATCAGGTATTTGGATATTAATTATGGCTGAAGAAATACTATACACACAAAGACAAAGTAAAACTTTATTGCAGGTTTTGCAAGAAGGAAGAGTAGAATCAGAGGTTAAGTTAAAAGATCCTAAGAGTACAGATTCTGTAAAAAAAGCTGCTAAAAATAATATTAGTAAAATAAATAGAGTTATAACACGTTTAAGTGCTGTTCCTATTGATTATAATGGTACGAAAAGTATTCTTAATGTTAAAATGAACCAAATAGTAACTAATAAAGGAATTAAAGTTTTAGGAGATGTGCTTACAAATAAGAAAATTACAAATTTAACAAAAGGTGGTATAGGAGAAATAGGTGAACGGTTAAAAAATGCATGGAATAATGTAGGTTATAAACAAGGTTTTCTTGATACTAAAAAATATATGAATCCTGATACTGCCATGGGTGCATATGCAAGAAATAATCCAAGTAAAGCATTGGCTGTATCTAAATTTGCAGATATTGTAGAGGGTATAACAGAACAAAGACAAGTAAAGGCATGGGCACCTGATAGTATTAAAAAATTTACAAATATTATGAAAAATTTACAGGGTGATTTTAAAATGTCTATGGGTTTACAACTTTATGGAGGATGGAGACCCGGAGATCTTATGACAGCCAGAATAGAAAATATAGATTGGGAAAAAGGAACGATACGTGATGTATCTATAAAAGCCGGAGGAAAAATAGAAGCTAAAATTCTTGTTTTAGGCAGAGCTGAATTAGCTATATTAAAAGAAGGAATAGGTCAAAGAACAGAAGGTCCTGTATTTTTAACAAAACAATCTGCCATTGATAAAGTACTTAATCAGAAAATATCTAAAGCCTTTGATCTTCCAATAGAAACAGTTAAAGGAGGAGAAACTGCAAAAACACAATTAACACAAAAGTATATGAGAAAAGGTTTTGTAGATTTAATGGAAGCTGCAGGCTATTCAAATGATGAAATGGAAATTAAGCAAGGTAGAAAATCTGCAAAAGTAATAAGGAACTATTTATCAGTAGAAAGTAATATAAACAAAATACGTCATTTATCAGATGATGTTGCAAAAGCTATTGCTGGATATTCAGGAGACACATCAGTAGGCAGAGCTTTAGCTAGAGCAGGAATAAGTACAAATTCAATTCAATTTACAGGTGCTCATAAGTTACCTGTAAGTATAAAAGATTTACCAAATAGAAGTTTTGCTGAATTTGTAAAAACGAATTTTGAACGTACTTGGAAAACTATATCTTCTGTCTTAACTCAATCTTTTTATAATAAAGATGGAGCAGCAGCTGATGTAAAGACGTATAATGAAATAGGTCCTTCTCCCGGAAAAGGTTTAGCTGGAGGTATAGATGAAGGTGTACTTTATGATCAAATGCAACATCAATCGGAAGTACAAAAAGCATCAACAGAATATTTAAACTATAGAAAAGAGATAGCAGACACTCTTGGTATAGATGATAATAAAATGGGTTCTTATCATAATAGAAAACTTATTGATGATGAAATAATACGATTACGAGAAGAAATGCTAAGAGTGCAAGATATAAAAGTAAAAGATGTAAAAAAACCACCTCCTGATAAGCCTTTACAAACAGATAGAGCAAACAAACTTCGACAGATAGCAAAAGAATTAGGAGTAGATTTAAGTACACCAGAAGGTAGAAAAGCTGTAAAACAGTGGATAAAAACTGCTGGAAAAACTGGAGCTTTGACTGGTGTAGCATTCTTGCTGCCCGGACTTAGACTTCTTGATGATCCGTCAGAATATAAAGGAGGTGCATGGGGACAAGCAGCAGCAACAGCAGCAGAAACAGCTTTAGCTCTTACTCCTCTTCCACCTCTAGCAGATTGGGGTGGTGGTACAATAGAAGAACAAAAAGAACATGAAAAATTTTTAGAAGAATTTGGTCAAGAAGGTATTGCACAAAAAGAAGAATGGGATAGACAAGTATTAGAAGATAAACAGAAACGAGCTAGATTACTTGAACAAGATAAAATAGATAGAGCATTTGCAGGAGAGGCACAAGAAAAAGCAAGAGAACAAGAATTTGAAGAACGAGAACAACTTAATAAAGAAGAACAATTTAGAAGGACCCTAGGAGATCCACGTAATATATGGACTTAACAACAACTAAAAAAAGGAGGCAACTATGCCAAAAGGAGTAGAAGGAGCTTACAAATCAGGTTACATTATGGGCCAGATGAAAAAGCAAGGAGAATTTTCAGATGCTAATGAAGGTGCTTTACACAGAGAAGGATTAGATCCACAAGTTACCGGTGCTAATAGTGGTGCTTGGGAACAATCTGCAAAATCATCATCAACTAGTGGTAGTGCTCATACTAAACAGCTAGGTATGATAATGGGACAATCTAAATCTCATAAATAATAAAGGATAAACACATGAGTGATCCTGTAGACGTTTCAGGTGAACTGAATCCGGATGATGCTCCCGGTCTTGTTTCTGTAATAAAAGCAAGGCAACAGGAAGCTCAAGATGGAAGACAAGTTCATGAGGAACGATGG